GCGGATAGCAGGCTGCACAACCGCCGTAACCGCGTCAGGGTCGAATGACTGAACGATGCCAGGCAAAGCGACGCGGATCTGGTTCTTTGTGGTTTCCCGCTCCGATTTGAAGGTTTCGGCAAGGTCGCCGCTGCGGGTCTGGTCAGATATTGCCATTTGGTAGGCTCCAGAAAGCAAAAAACCCGCCGAATGGCGGGTTTTGTTAATTCACTGAATGAGTTCAAACAGCTTCGTCAGTCTTCATTTTTTCCCACTGAGAAAAAATAGTCTTAACCTCTAAGAGAGATTGCTGTGCCATTGCTTTATCGATTGCACAGCTAGTGAGGTCATAATCAGCTTCATTTCGAGCCAGTCTCTGTTGCTCGAGTTTGTAAGCCATAGATTTTAGGCTTAATGGATCATATGGCTCCAGTTTGTTTTCACTCTTATTTTTAAGATAAGAGATAAGACTGGAATGATGATCCTTCGTATAAGCAGGAAGACTGGTCAGATTCTCTTTTATTTCATGGTAAAGCGCATAATATGCCCGCGAAATAGTATTACGATAACCAACTTCACAATCCTCCGCAAAGCAACGCTCCGCTGAAGATAAAAACTCAGAGCTAGTTATAGGCATATTTACACCCTTTCAAGCTATTTCTTTCAACGGAAAAACGTGCAATAAGATTGCAATCATCGAGTAAATCGATTGAACAAATTTCATCTGCAAGTCGCATATTCATTGCAACCACCTGTTCAGGGGATGCATTGACTACCTCAACAAGATAAGTCCCACCAGATGCACCGTTGATGTCAGCACGATATTCAGTTGGCGGGAATTCAGCCATGACTCTATGAACAGCAAGGGCAACTTGCATGTATTGTTCTGAAGAGCATCCTGACTTTTTGTATGCTTCATCCATATCGTGAATTACCTCCTGCAAGAAGGCTTCTGCGTCATCCCTATGTTCTTCCTGGGATAACATTTTGCAATGGCGTCCAAAATATTCTACGCATTTTGATAGTTTCCCAACCAAATACGCAACGCCACCAGCCCTATAAGTAAACCACTTGGTTGGATACTTATCAGCTAAAGAATAGATGTAGTAGTCCGATTTTTCGAGTAGAGAAAAACGCTCAAGCAGCTTACAAAAAATCCGCGCAAAGTTAACATCAGCATGTGGGAGGATAGCTTCAAGCATTTCAATCCCGACACTCACATCACCTTTAGCAATATGAGCCAAAGCTACAAGCGTGTCAGCAGGCGGAGTACGCTTAGAGCCATACTCCGAGACCACTTCTCGAAAGGTCCAAATATCAAGAGGTTGACCACTATTGATTATCTTAACCAACTGGTCAAAACGCTCTTCCGCTTTCAGTTTTGGTCTTGCCACAGTACGCTCGCTACTTATCTTTTGGTTGAATTTTATGTTCGCGTATACAGTTTAGTCAATCCGAAGCTCGTGCTGTTGAGCCGTTTCGCACAAAATCGTCCTTGCAAAAAGGATGGGACTTCAACCAGCAACCTTTTTACACGGGAAAGATCCGATGATTTTCGGCGCGTCCATGCTGTTCTGCAGCAGTTGGACATTCAAGAAACGCGTTTCAGTACCCGGACGGCGAATATATTCAAAGCCGTAGTTGTTACCGTCTTTGGCAGGCATTAGCCCCATGTCTGCCTTCATACCGTTTCCGTTACCGAGAGTTTTAATTTTCTGGGATGTAACAGTCTCACCATTAATCCTGAACAATGCGTCAGGAACTAACTCCAATTTGTAACCACCACATTGCAATGTGATGCCGCCTGGATTTGCAGCAAAGGCTAACCCAGGCAGGAAACAGAGTCCGATAACAATCAGCTTTTTCATTCTTATCCTTCCCGCTGTAAAGACGACGCCGAACGGAGATCCGCCGCGCCACGCGCTTCGCACATCATATCCATGTACCACGCCTGGCCCCTTGTGTCGCCAGTGTACATAATCCCGCGCACAATATAAACGCCATCCGTTGCGATGCTGGCAGGCTGCGCCGTGGTGCCGCTGAGCGTAATATTTCCGTCCGTGTTCTGGTCGGTGATCTGCCCACCGGCCATAGCGATATCGTTGTTCGACAGCGCGGTGCGATACACGGAAGCCTGATCCAGCTGTATGAGCCCGTTAACCCGGATATTCGGGTTAATCAGCGCGCGGACGTTTACGCCGTTGCCGATGGTCTGCTGCGGCATGCCGATAAGCCCGGTGGCGCTGTTGAGCACAATCGCGTCGTGAACATACTCGTTATTCGCCACCATCTGCCGCTGGCCGTCCACGAATTGCCATGTTGCCCCACATTGTCCGGCCACGTTATCCATAAGATGCCGTGTCATGCCGAACAGCACCCGGCCCCGGGGGAACACAGTAGCAGGCATTTCAGGCGTCAGGCCTTCGGTCGCGCCTTTGGCCTCGAAGTCTTTCATCAGCGCGCGGTTCACGTCTGCGACCGTGTAACCGGCTGCCAGCGTCTGCGAGGTTATGCTGGTGGCAAACGCCAGATCCGTATCGGCTGCCTGAATCAGGACGTAGGAATCAATAGGACTGTCTTTACCGGTGACCGAGTAGCGAATTTCGCCGCTGAAAATCAGACCGTAGTTGCGGCCATCGCTCTGGCCCACGTCCGCCGCGTCGACTTCGCGCACGGTCCCGACGTCGCTTGCCGATACCTCCGGCGCGATACCGTCGTAACCGGCAATCAGCCGCACTTTCGAAAACTCCTGCCCGGTGATGCGGTTCACCGTATCAGCTGACAGGTTGTAGATTTTGAACGTACCCACCCGCGACGCGCTGCTGATGTTGAACCAGTCGATCGTAAAGGTCACTTTAAAATCGCTGAGCTCAATACCCTGCCCGTTCTCGTCCACGAGCTGAAGCTCGAAATGTCTCATCCAGTTCTGTGACATGCTTACTCCGTTGATACCAGTAAATGACTGCGGCCGCCCAGGTCAGTTTTAGTCGGATAATCCTGTGTGCTGTCGTCACAAACCACCACCAGCTTAAAGCCGAGCCCCATATAGGCGTACTGCGCCAGCAGGTCAGAGCCCGTGACGAGAGGAATGCCGGAGATTACCGGCTCCCCTCTGTCGTTCTGCAGGTCCATAATCCAGTACAGATCGCGCCATATGATGCTAATCCGCCAGGTGGTCCCCGCCAGGATGATGCTGAATTGCTGGTTATCCGCTGTTAGCGGGATTTCCTGAATTGCCATTAGCCGAGCCCCAGTAATGATGCCCCGTTACCCGTAATGCTTTTCAACAACGAGGTATTTGGCGGCTTTGTGGTTTTGTTGCCGGTGTTCAGTACCGCCGACGTGCTGGCCCCGTCCTTCATGTTGGTTTTATCCGCAACGGTGATCTGCTGCGTCTGCGAGATAAGAACCTCCCTCAGGGTAAGGACGGCAGACAGGACGTTTTCGGTTGTCTTGTCTGTCGTCACTTCCAGCGCGCGGATCAGCATGTTGCTGTACAGCCGTTTGCCGGTCACCACATCGAAAGGAATACGGCTCGCCTGCAGGTCGAGTATCTCCTGATACGTCTGCTGGGGACTCAGCCCGAGCAGGCTGGTAGCCGTCAGGTTACTGGCAAAATCCAGCAACGATCCGCCACCAGCGAAACCGACCTCCATCACCACTTCAGACGGTTTTTTGTAGGCATGGTCGGCGATGGCGGCCCCGACCTCGACAGGGTGCTCTGTTATCTCCAGCGTGTCGGTATGCTTCTCAGAAACAACCACGCTGGGGACAATCATCCCTATTTTTCGGCTCTGCTGCTGAAAGAGCGTAGAGAGAATATCCATTAACCCACCTTCGTTTGATTACCGCGCATGACCTGGGCGTTTGCCGACTGCTGCCGACGCTCGACCTCGGTACCGACAGAACGCGGGTCACCACCACCGTAGATGTGATAGGTGTTCTGTTGCTGTACCTGAGCACCGGGCGCGGGCATGTTGCTTAACACCTTCGGAATGTAGTTGCGGGTTTCCTGAGGCATAAGGGCCATCCCGTGCTTCTGCACATTACCGATCCCCCAGTTATAAGAGGCCAGCGCCTTGCTCAGGTCACCGCCGTTCGCCTGCAGCAGCTGTGAGAGATACTTTGCGGCTGCCTGCGCGGCCTTCTCCGGGTCGAAAACATCATTCCCGCGCAGCCCCATGTCGCGCGCCGTGCCGTCCATAAACTGAAACAGGCCTTTAGCGCCAGCGCCTGAAACAGCGAACTGATTACCGCCCGATTCCGTGATGGCCACACTGCGCAGCAAACCTTCCGGAAGCCGATAGAGCTGCTCCAGGTTGGTTAGCATCGGCTGCATCCAACCCAGCAGTTCAGAGCCCGCTTTGGTTGGCTGTGGCCGCTTGACTGACTGGCCGAGTTGTTCAGGTTCATCATCACCAAACCAGCCGCGCACCGTTCGGCCCACGCTGCGAGGATCGAATCCCCAGTGCTCTTTAATCCAGTCGGCGGTACCGTTGGCGCTGTCTGTTACCATTGGCATCGCTGACGGATTTTCGCTGCCCTGATTGAGCATCTGTTTGCCGATGCTGGCTGCATCAGCCCAGCGGCCATCTTTAATAGCGTTAAGCAGGTCGGCGATCATATTCAGCATTTTGCTGAACTCGCCCATCTGGTCGATGAAGTTGCTGAAATCCCACTTCAGGGACCATGATTTGGGGTCAATATTGAGCAGCTTCGCCAGCGCTTTCGCCAGGTCGTTAACGGTCGTTTTAAGGTCACGAACCATCTTCAGCGCAGCGTCGACTTCCGGCTTCCACTTGCCCCAGTCAATCAGGCTGTCCCCGCCTTCCTTCCAGGTCTGATAGTCTTCCCACAGGAGGGCAATCCCCGCCGCCAGCGCGGTAATGAGGCCAATCGGCGACATCCAGAACGTGCTGTTCAGAATGCGCAGCGCAATCGTCAGCGCCCCAAACAGCGAGATGAGCTCCCGCGTTTGCTTATCCAGCGATTGCCACCAGGTGATAAGGCTGGATGTTCCCTCAATAAGCCGGAAGAATAGCCGCCCGATAATGTCCCCGAGCACCAGAATGCCTTTTATGGCTTTCGTAAGGGTCTGCTCGATGCGCGGGAAGTTATCCAGAATGTGGCGGCGCAGCGTGTCCAGCGAACCCGCCAGACCTCCAGCAAGATTAGAGCCGATTTTGTCACGGGCCATGCCTGCCATCGCGCCGAACTCGCGCAGGGAGGTCATGAATTTGTTGGAGCTTCTGGCCGCCTCGTCAGCATTGAAGCCGATAGCTTTCGCCATTGCGCTGTACTGCCCGGAGAAACCGCCCACACCCCGGCGCATTGCCATCAGGGTATTTTCGTCAATGCCCAGCATCTGCGCATACTGGTTAGCCCGGTAATACGGCATGCTGCTGAGCTTCTGGCCGATACCCGTAAAGATAGCGGCCATGTCGCGCATGTTGCCGCTGGCGTCACGGGTCTGTACGCCCAGGCGATTCAGGAAGCCTTCCGCGCCGGGATTGTTACGAACAAACCGGGATAGGCTTTCCAGAGAGGTTCGCGCCGCGTCAACGCTGCCGCCCACCTGCGAAACCGCATAGCCAATAGACTGAATCCCCTGAACCGTCGCGCCGGTGCGCTGTGACGCCCAGTAGAGATTATCCAGCCCCGAGGCGATCTTAGCCGTGAAGGCCACCACGGTAAGCGCAGCACCTTCGACGGCCAGCCCCATTTTGATGGCGTTTGCGGTCGTACCGGCGAGAACAGAGTCGAACTTTGACGCGCCTGCTTCATCGATATCAAAACCGAGCGAGACGAGGAAATCTTTAATAGTCTCAGCGTTCATTATCCTCTCTCCATTTCTCAATACGGCGCTGGTTGTCTGCCTTAACGGCCAGGTGGTCATTCATCAGCGCGATATCGCACAGATCGACTGATCCATCCTTCAGCGCGTAAAAAGGGATTAACCCGGCGTCAACCGGGTCAAGGAGATAAGACAGCCCGTCAGGCAGGCTGTTGAGGGTTAACCCTGAGGCTGGCCCGGCGTCGCGCTGGTAGGGCTCACGGGCAAAAAATTTCCCAGTGAATCGGCGACCACCCGCGCCACCAGCTGCAGCATGGTCAGCAGGTCGATATCATCGAACATCAGCTGACCGCTGTTAAATACCGGCGTCCATCCGTCCATGTGCTTGCGTGATACCACGGCCAGGCACGGATGAATAATCGCGTTGGTGTCTTCTTCGGTCAGGGAGGAGAGTTTTTCAGCGATACACGGCAGTAGGGTTTCAAACACCGGTTGTAGTTTATCGAATTTCACGTTGTCGATTTTGCCATCAGCAGGCAGAAGGGAGCGAATGCTCCCGAAATCTGACATCATGCCCGCCAGCACCGGCAGCAGTTTGCGGGTCACTTTCAGCTGGTCAAAAACGCTGAGTTTTGCCACGCGGTAATCGTGGCCTTTGATTGAGCATTCCATCTGTTAAAACTCTCCGAGAACCTGGTCGATTTTGCCGCAGTCAAACACCCAGGGCATCGTATTACCGGCTTTAGCGTTGGCGTTATCCGGTTGTTTCTGGAACGCCACGCTGCGCGCCGTGATGATGTCTCCGCTCACCTTGTTGCGGATCACAATGACGTTGTTTCCCCAGGTACCCGAGGACTGACTCTGCGCGTTGTACGCCAGCGACAGCTTTTTGTTTGTCGGCGAGGTCTTCAGCAGGTTGACGGTTACCGTGCCGCTTTTATCCGCGTGCAGGCTGTGCATCACTTCGCCGTCAGCGCCGATGGTCATGGTATTTTTGGGGCCGCCCATTGCAACGGTGATCCCCTCCTCTGAACTGGCGGAACCGTAGCCCAGATCAATCTCGCCGGTCGGGCCGGAGAGGGACGCCGTGACGTCCATAAAAGAATAAGTAGCCATTCATGATCTCCTTAGCGAACGACGTTGATCTGCACATCAGCGAAATGAACCGCACCCGCCAGCTTACAGGCCACCTGAATAACCGGTGCCTTACGTGCTTCACGGTCTGCCTGCGCCTGCTCGGAAATCGGCTGCGCATAGACGTAATAGCCTTTTGTCAGCGTGTCGCCGGAATCCAGCTGCCCAATCGGGCCACCGTTCCATACGCCAGCAGCCACCAGCCCGTTCGTGACGGACTGATCCATAGACTGCTCAACATTGGAAAGCAGACGCGTAACGCCAGCATCGGTCTGTGGGACTTTGGTTGTGCTGGTGTAGAGCAGGTTGTACAGGTTGGTCTGAACGTAGTTCTGCAGCCAGTCGAGCCCGTGGCGTTCGTCGAAGAAATCACCGCTGGACATGACTCCCTGCTGCAGGATGGCCGTATCGTTCTGGTAGTACACAAATACGTTGCAGTTTTTGGCATCCAGCGCCGCCGCCTGATTGGTGGTCAGGGTTTCATAGGTGATCCCCGGCTCCTGCTTGAATTTCAGGGTAATGGTGGTGTTGCTGCCGTTGAAATTCACCGTGAACGCGCGACCAAATGCAGACAGTGCGGCGTACTTGCTGCTGGTGGAATATTGCACAAACGTGCGAGCGTATTTTGCCGCCTTCAACTTATAAGCCAGGTCGGTAGTGGAAGTCGCGTTTATCGTCTCAGGCTCTGCGGTGGTAATCGCCAGAATTCGGCTGAGACTGGAGGCCTCGATCGCAGAAGCCACGCTCAGCCAGTCGGCATCGTCGATATCTTCATCGTCAGCCACGGCCAGACCGTACCAATTCGTGTAATTCAGAACGGCGTTCACCGCCTGCAGCAGTGTTTCCGTCGAACCGCTTTCAGCCGATACCAGCGTTTTAGCCCAGCGACCGACATACACCTGCTGCGGTTTCGGTGATTGCGAGAAATACACCGTAGCGGCTTCATATTCCGGGCTATCCACGCCGAAATCTGTGCCGATATCTTCCGGGGATGAGTAGAGGCGAATGCGCTCAGAAACCGGGATAACCGTTGAGCTCCCGAGAATGAGCAGCGAACCAAAGTTTCGACCAGTAGCCGCACGCGGCCCAATGATCACGTCGACATTAACGACGTTAGATACAGGTAATCCCTGCGGCATAATTTAGTCTCCGAAAAATGAGACGGGCGCATCTTGCAGCGTCCGGACGTTGTAGGTACGAATGTTTTTGCGGGACAGCGTGATGGTGAGGTCGTAGCGCCTCACCCACTGGTTATTAATGAGCTCTGGCAGGTTGTAGATAGTCCCGGCCTCCACCAGCGAAAGCCCCGAGCGATTCAGCTCGGCGTTGTTTTGCTCGACGAATATTCCCGCGCGGAAAGTTGATGCAGTGTTGGCCCCCAGAGGGCCATAGAAGCAGCAAATCACCGTTACCTGTTCCCATGTCCATTGCTCGGACTGTTCTTCCGAAACCTGAACATCGGACTGGCTTAACGGCTGGGGAACGGTAGTGATACCGAAGGCGCACCACGTCACCCCGTTGTTTGGGATCTGCGGCTGCGGGTCAGTCCATCGGGGGAAAACAAGCGCGGCCGGCAAGCCAGAAACGCCACGAATCCACCGGCTGATTTCACGCTCCAGCGCCTCGTCATACTGGGGACTATCCCCGACAGGCGTCAGATAACCGCGCGCTGTGCTGTCATTACTCAACTGGCGTCCCTCCGTTAAAGTCCACCAGCTCACAATGCGCCTGGACGAATCCGGCGCCGTAACTGGTGTACGGATCGACAAATGTCACC